GTCAACCTGAATTTACAACTCAATTTGATGGTGTAAATGTTACCTTAGCAAGTAATGCAACATCCTCAGAAAAAGGGGGCGGTTTATTATGTACAATCGGACCCATTAATGATAGAGCTTAATTATGTCAGGACTTTCAAATTATACATACGATACGCTTAAACAGGCTATTAAAGATTATACTGAAGTAGAGGATACTGTATTCACTACTACTATTCTTGATGGTTTAATAATGTCAGCTGAGTTTAGAATTAATCAAGATCTTCCTATGGATGCCGATAGATTTGTTCAAGAAGGTACACTTGCTACCGATGATAATACTATTAACGTTCCCGCTGGTGCATTATTTATTAGAGGAATTGAAGTATTTGATTCAACCGCTAATTCTACTGGAAAAGGTAGTTGGTTAGAGAAAAAAGATCAAACATATTTATCTGAGTTTACAAATAGATTAACAGGTACTGAGGGTGATTTAACTGCACAAGATGTAACTGGCTTTCCTAAGTATTACGCTATGTTTGGTGGTGCTACTGGTATTACAGATACGACCTCTGGAGGACTGTATGTTGCCCCAACACCTGACGCTAATTACAAATTTAGAATATATTACAATAAAATGCCCGTAGGACTTGGTTCCGGTAATAATGGAACAGCTACTACATACATAAGTAATTACTTCCCACAAGGCCTTTTATATGCGTGTCTTGTTGAAGCTTTTTCATTTTTAAAAGGTCCAATGGAGATGTTGACACTGTACGAAAATAAGTATAAAAGTGCGATACAACAGTTTGCAGGAATGCAATTGGGTAGAAGAAGAAGAGATGATTACACTGACGGAACAGTTAGGATACAAGTCAAATCGCCTTCACCGTAAACTAGGAGATAAAAAATTATGGCAATAACATCAGCAATATGTAACAGTTTTAAAACACAGATTTTAACAGCAGTCCACAATTTTACAAATGGAGCTAATACTTTTAGATTAGCATTGTACACAAGTAGTGCTACATTAAATAAATCAACTACAGTTTATATAACAGCTAACGAAGTAGCTAACGGAAATGGTTACACTACTAAAGGTGCAGCGTTAACAAATGTAACACCGGCTTTATCTGGTGACACAGCTTGTTGTGATTTTTCAGATGTATCTTTTACATCTGCTTCATTCACAGCTAGAGGTTGTTTAATTTTTAATGATACAGCAACTAATGATCCTGCAGTTTGTGCAGTAGATTTTGGTGGAGACAAAACTGTATCAAGTGGAACATTTACAATTCAATTTCCAGCAGCAGACGCAAGTAACGCAATAGTTCGAATAGCATAGGGGTAAATCCTTATGGCTAATACTTGGAACCAAGCCGGTACAACCTGGGGTTCAAATCAATGGGGCGAACAAGGTCCTACCATAGTTACTTTAACCGGACTTTCAGCAACAACTAATGTTGGATCACTAGTTACAGAAGTATCACATATTTTAACAGGACAATCAGCAACTTCATCGGTTGGTTCAATATCTCCAATAGCGATGACTATCGGTTTAACAGGACAGTCTGCAACATCTAGTGTTGGATCTGTAATTGTAGGAAGAGCTTTTGTTTTAAATGCACCAGCTGCGGCAACAACAAGTGTTGGATCTCTTACAGTCAATAGTACTAAGATACATGACATACAGGGTCTACAGGCAATTTCATCAGTTGGTTCAATAGCACCTGCAGATGTAATCGGAATAACAGGTTTATCAGCAACTTCATCAGTTGGTTCAATAGCACCTACAGCAATGTCTGTTGGTTTAACAGGACTACAAGCAACATCAGGTGTCGGGTCAATAGCACCTGCAGATGTAATGGGTTTAATAGGGGTTCAAGCAGCAACGTCTGTTGGTTCAATTGTTCCCGCAATAGGAGTTCCGTTAACAGCGCCAAGTGCCTTAACAAGTTCCGTTGGAGCAATAGCACCCATAGAAATGACTATTGGATTGGTGGGTCAAGAAGCTACAATTACATTAGGGGGTGATGGTATTATATTAAGGTATTATCAAAAACTAAATCCAAATACCAGTGCATCATATACAAATGAAACACCTAGAACTAGTGCTTCTTATACGGATAAAACACCTAGAACTAGCGCTTCTTATACGGACTTAAACGCATAATCATGTTTGACTTAAAAATAAATAAACTATATAACAAAAGTAATTAGGAGAATAAATAATGGCATCAACATTTACGGATCTCGGTATAGAGTTAATGGCTACTGGCGAAAATGCCGGTACTTGGGGAACAAAAACTAACGCAAACTTAAACCTAATTGAACAATTAGCAGGGGGTTTTTTAAGCGTTTCTATTGCAGGTGGTGCAGGTACTCAAGCTTTAACTGTAGCGGATGGTGCACTAACAGGTACTGCTCAAAATAGAGTTATAGAATTTACAGGAACTATATCTGGAAACAGAATCATAACTTTTCCTTTACTTACAGAGAATTTTTACATAATTAAAAACAGCACATCAGGTGCTCACACAGTACAATTAAAAGCTGTATCTGGTTCAGGGGCCACGGTTACTTTTTCAACAACAGAAAAAGGATATAAAATTATTTATCTTGATGGTGTTGCAACTAACACCGGTGTCTATGACATTACTTCTGATTTAAACATAGATGATCTTACTGTAAATAATTTAATAGTTAAGGAATCACTTGACGTAAACGGCACAATAAAATTAGATGGTAATTATCCTGTTGCTTCAAATAACGTAGCTTTAGGAAAAGATGCTTTAGATAGCGGTTCTTTATCAGGAACACAAAATACTGCTGTAGGTGAATTATCTATGACTTCAAACACATCTGGTGGGGGAAACTCAGCTTATGGTTATACGTCTTTATGTGTTAATACCACAGGTAGTTCTAATACTGCAATAGGAGTAAGTTCTTTACTTGCCAACGAAACAGCATCTCATAACACAGCAGTTGGTAGAACTTCTTTAAGAAAAAATACAACAGGTGGTAATAATACTGCTGTAGGAAGTAACGCTTCTGCTTGTAATACAACAGCATCAAACAACACATCAGTTGGTTTTGATGCTTTATGTGCTAACACAACAGGTACAGAAAATGTTGCAGTTGGTACTTCTGCTTTAAAAGCTAACACAACAGGATTTAATAATTCTGCTTTTGGTAGATGTGCAATGATTGCTAATACTGGAGGTGATAAAAATACTTCAATAGGAATGTCAACATTACGTTGCAATCTTACTGCAAATAGCAACACAGCTGTTGGTTATACAGCGTTATTAAAAAATGTAGCATCAAACAATACAGCAGTAGGTGAGGGTGCATTAATATGCAACACATCAGGTACTAATGGTGTAGCAGTGGGTTGTGGTGCTTTAAAAACTAACACAACAGGTTCTTGCAATATAGCTTTAGGTGTTAGTGCTTTAAATAATAACGTAAGTGGAAATTGTAACGTAGCTGTTGGTAATCTTGCTTTATCAAATCAACTAGCTGGAAATGCTACTGCCGTAGGTACTGCAGCTTTACGTTTAAATACATCAGGTACAAACAACACAGCAGTAGGTTACTTGGCTTTATGTTGTAATACGTCAGGTAGTAATAATATCGCAATAGGTGGGAATACTTTAATGAGAAATGCAACAACAACTAGAAATGTTGCTGTGGGTGGCAGTGTTTTAGCTTGTAATGTAGGTTCTTGTAATACTGGTGTTGGACATAGTGCTTTAACTGCAAATTCGAGTGGAGATCTCAATGTTGCTATTGGTGCTTGTGCTTTAGACGCAAATACTACAGCAGACAATAATACAGCAGTAGGTACATTATCTTTATCGGCTAACACAACAGGTGAAAAACTTGTTGCAATAGGTGCTTTAGCTTTAGATGCTAACACAACAGCTGATGATAATACAGCAGTAGGTTTTTGTTCTTTATCAACTAACACAACAGGTTGTAGAAATGTTGCTATGGGTTGTGGTTCATTAAAAACTAACTTAACAGGTGATAGAAATACAGCAGTTGGACATATAGCTATGGAAGGAAATACATCAGCTGATAATAACACAGCTGTTGGATATGCAACTTTAAATGTAAACTCAACAGGTAATCAAAACACAGCAGTTGGTGTTAGTGCTTTAACAGCTAACACAACAGCAAATAACAGTACAGCAGTTGGATTTTCAGCTTTATGTACTAACATAACAGGTGCTGATAACGTAGCAGTAGGTGCTTGTGCTTTATTTAAAAACATAGGTCAAAGGAATGTAGCAGTAGGTATGTCTGCTGCAATATGTAATACCACTGGTCAACAAAACGTAGCGCTTGGATATTTTACATTAGATGAAAATACGACAGGTGGTTGTAACATAGGCATCGGCGGTGGATTGGGTCGTAACTCTACAGGTTCTGGTAATATTGGAATTGGTTCTAGTTCTTTAACAAATAATACTACTTGTAGCGATAACGTAGCAATAGGAAGATCAGCGGCACAAGAAACTAGTAGTGCTGATGGTATCGTAGCACTAGGTGCATTCGCATTATGTAAAAATACAAGTGGAGATAATAATACAGCTATAGGTTTTTGTACTTTAGA